GATTTGATTCTTGCTTTGTTTACTTTCTCGCAATCGCCACCGCCTAATGCGTAGGCTTTGAGTTGTGCATCATTTGGCAAGGGGAGTAACCATAAATGATAACCCCACCTTGCTTCAAATGCATCAGCAACCGCCCGTGTGCACATGGCAACACGAGCGGATACAGATTTGTGATGATAGCCTAATATCATTTGATATTAAGTAGCAGAGTTAAATTTGAAGATACCATTGACACCAGCCAATGGGTCACCTGACTTGTAGCCATCGGCATACAATTCAATTTTGGTGAATCTTGAAGACAAACGGCACTTCCAGATGTCACACTCAAGGTCGTACACCATCTTCATATCGTAGGTGTAACCTGTGATAGGGTCAACGATGGTATTGTTCTGGAATGTTTCAGTTTGCTTAACATATTCGCCAACGTAGAAATTAACGGGTACGAATTGGTAAGCACCTGCCTCAAGTGCGATGAATTGATTTACGTTACCAAGTGCAGTACCAACCGCAGGGTCTTCGAAGTATGCGAATGAACCGCCACGACTCAAGTCGATTCCAAGCATGTTGGAAGTTGAGTAATTGCGGATTCCAACGTATTCACGAAGTTCACCAACACCGATTGCCATTGGAATACCAGCAACACGAGCATCGCTCAAGGCGTTTCTCATGATGACTTCACCTTGGTAATTAGCGCCATTCATACCGCCTGTTGCAAGTGGTGCAACCATGTCGAGTGCGATTGGGCTTGTACCTGAATTTACACCGTTGGCGTATGTACCGAATTTGGTAATTACATCGGTCAATGCGATTGTGTTCATTTGCGTAAACAATGCATCAAGGCGATTGCTTACATCTTTGGCGAACCAAGATGCTTGAGATTCGCACAATTCACGAACCTTGTAATCTTCGACTTGGAAATCCATGTACACTGAATCATCAATGCGATAGGTTTCTCCGTAGTTGTCAGACTCGTTGAATGGTCCTTCCATACAATCTGGAATGCCTTGAGATACTTCGGCAGTTGTCGCACGCTTTTGGCGCATAACCTGCACGTCTCTGATTTTACCATCACCTCTGTCGATAGGTGTAACCTCGACTGATGATGTGTTGTATTGGTCAAGCAGAGCCAACAGAAATCCGTTCTGTGTGCGTTTCACTTGGGGTGCATGCTCTTTTGCAAGAGTCAGCAATTGCTCGTTTATAGCGGGGCAAATAGCAGTAAATGACATAATTATTGCGTTTGAAAATACTTGTTTTAATTTTCCCGATTCGAGGGCGGGATATGCCCTTAATGCGGAAGGTCGCCACCTAAGTTACCGAGCGGTAACGCCACAAATATACACAAAAATAAAACACCCGCAACAAATAAATATTCGTTACGGGCGCATCATGAACCAACTTAAAATGAAAATACTATTTCTTGCTACCTGATAGCGTGCGTTGTTTCTCTAAGTGTTGTTCTGCTCTCAATATATTTTGCTCAGCACGAGTCATAGGCTTGCTTGGTTCGCCTTTAGGTGCTGGTGCTGGGTTTGGATTCGGTTTATCATCTGCATTGCTCACCGCAAATATACCCGCAGTTTTGCCTTCCAATACAAGTGCATCGGTTAATGACAATTCCTTCTTTTTATCGTCATACACTTTTGCCCCGTTTAGGTCGGTTAGAATTATGTTATTGCTGTCATCCAAATCAACCTTGTATTTCTTGAGGAAATCATTGGTGAATCCCGGCAATACATAATTAGGCGCACCGTTGATTTTGTGCTTCGTCAATTCGGATGTAATTACCTGATTTATTTTGAACTGCTTTAATTCAGTTTGAGCCTGACCTTTAAGCGTGGGTATAACATTCTCGTCATACTCTTTTACCTTATTTTCGTAGTCAATTACTTGTTGCTTCAAGTTATTGACTTGCTCAACTAATTCTTTGTTGCCCGACTTGTCAGATAGTTTGCCTTGTGCTAATTCCAACACCTTGCTGAAATCGCCTTTGACGTCCTTTATCTCGGCTTCGGTCAGTGAAAATATCTTCTTTACGGCTGTGGTGGCTTCGGCATAGCCTGCACCTTTACCCGCTTTGTGAATCTCGTCTTTTACCTTCTCTTTATAGAAGTTGATGAAATGCTCTTCGGTACTCTGAACTGATTCAGACACGTCGAAGGTATCATCGGCAGATTCCAGAGCCGATATAACCGACTCTGGAACGCCTAATGATTTAATGAACTCAATTGCTTTTGACATAAAATATAGTTGCTGATGAATATTATGTAATTACGCCTCTACCTGCTTCTTTGGTTTATGAGCAGGTTTAACTACTTTGGCTTCTGCTTCGGTTTCAATTGCAGTTGGCACAATCGACCATCCGTGAAATGGGCTGAGTTTGCCTTTAATTGAAGTTAAATAAACCGACTCAGCCACCACCGTTTGTTTGCCAGTAGCATCATTCTGAATGAGCACCTGACCTGCTTGTAAATCTGCCATGTTAGAATCTTCTCCAATTAATTGTATTTGCCACACGAATCTGAGGTGAGTCAATTGTGGTGTTGTAAATAATTGTACCTACTGGCGTAAATCCCCAATTGAATAAACTATCACGCTGAATTGTACTCACGCTGAGTTGATTCAAATTTGGAGGATTGAAATAAGCATTTAAGAAATTAGCACCAACCGCAGTAATACCATACGTAGTCAAATGATATTGAGTCTTACGATAACGAGTTACAATTGAACTATCAGACACACGTCTGATGATAATCATTGTATCTGCGCCAACTGTGGAATAGTACGCCAATACATTACCTGCACCGATGTAATCGAATGGATTTACAACGAGTGAGCCTGACTTCTGTGATTTAATAGTAATCACTTTGGTACTTGCATTTTGCGACACGGTAAGGGTGTCACGAGTTTGCGCTTCAACTTGAATGGTAGCAACCATAAGGAGCACTGAGAGAATGAATGAAAATAGTGTTTTCATATTTATTGTGTTTAAGAATTACAAATTTACGATTTATCTTTCAATAACCACCGCCAAAATCTTACGACAAAATAACCGACCGAACCTGCTACGGCAGGCGCAATAATTATCTTAAAGAATAAACCATCTGTGTTAGTGAGGTGCGCCCATACGAGCGATGCTATGCTGAATAGGATTGATACAAGGTACTCCCATAAATTGTCAGGACTCATATTTATGTTAGCCATTGTACCATTCCTCCCATGATTCTGCTTGCTCATTGCTTGCTGTGTTAGAATTGAATGGAATAATCATGCCTTGCATATCGTTTTCATTGGCATAATCGCTTGGTGAATAAATGCCGTATGGATTGCCGTCAGCATCCATCTGCATGCATTTAATTGTTCTGATTCCCTGTGGTGTTTCAGAGCGGTAAAAGTGTCCGATTTGTATCATATTTATTTGTCGAGTTGTAGTAATTGAATTTCCGTGCCCACCTTAAACAGACCGAATAAAGTATTTGATGTTGTAATTTGAATGCTTGTGATATTGGTTGTTGCATCCCTAAACATTCCACCACCTGATGTTGAGCCATAATATGCTGTACTTCTTTGATACGAACCAATGTGCTGTATTGGTCGAAATGCTGTTGAGCCTAATACCATTGGCGATATAGTTACAGCACTGCTAAAGGTTACAGTTGCACCTGTATTTACAATAGGCACACTACCAATTATGAATTGTAAATTGGAAGCACTTGTTAGAGCAAACCCTCCTTGAGTTATGTAGGTTGATACCGATGTATAACCACCAACTGTATTAATCGCATTAAATCGCATTATTAATTGTAAATCAGTCGTAGCCGTACCCGTAGCAACTCCATTAATTACCAATTGCCACAATTTAGAATTGTTACCATTTAAGCCTGTAATGTTTATAAAATTCGTATCGCCCACAACGTACTGTGTATTGGCTTCAAGCGGTGAAGGAAGTGCTGATACGACCTTAATTGTCTTTAATAATTGGAGTTTAGGAATTACGCCCGGGTTGAGATTGTTTATAGCCGTATAAATAGCACTCGAACCTGACACAACACTGCCATTGATTTTGAATATAAAAGAACTAATCAGGAATCGCTGTACTTCGGTCTGCACGTCTTTAATTATTATCTGCGTGCCTTGACCGTATGCGACAAGGGTATCACAATTGACGTTCGTAACGAGTATATTCTTTACATTGGTTCGCCACTGCAATTGAACAAATGCGCTTGTACTCGTTATGTATAGCGTGTCTTGCGATTGGGCTGATACGTTTGCATAGCCAATAATACCAAACAGCATCCAAATAATGGTGCGTTTTAATTTAGGAAAAGGAAAAATTTGTAACATCTTGTCTGTACTATAATTAATGGAAGTTTATTCATTGTCATCAGGCTCAGGCTCAAATACGGGAATCGCTTTATGCCTACATCTATACCCGCCACGATAGGTGCAGAATGAAGATGTAGTTGTTGCGAGATTCATTCCTGAACCACTTGTAAATGCCCACTTTATTTCGGCTTGCAATTGATTGACGGGTATTTTGCCATCAAATTTCGATACCCACCGAATACACTGCGGACGAGAATCGCCAATTAGCGAACCAATATACATGATATAATTCGTGCCGTATGTTGTGCGGAATTGGTCGTAGATTTGACCATCGTATTGAAGTATGCCATCCTGCGCCCACGTCATAGCGTAGCGGGTCAAGCGTGCATATTTCTGCCCCTCTTGTTTGGTAAGAAAATCGGATATGTAATTACGGGTGTCGGTTAATTTTGAACCTGCAAATACATTACGTTGCAATGCTTCACGAATCGGCTGACGTATTTCGGCTGTCAGTGAATCGCCTGTCATGTTATTGACAATCGTTTCAATTTGTGCCGTTCTAATTTGACTCACGCCTAATCTATCAAAGTCAATTTTTACTTTTGGATTGTAATTGGTTAATACTTGCTGAGATAGTTCTGTAATTTCTTCAATGCTACGAACGCACTGAGCAACGGCACTTGGATATTTGCTGTTATTAATCGCTTCGGCAAGAATTACATTAATTCTCTGCAAGTATTCTGCACTGCCCTCCATGATGAATTTACCATCGGCATTGGGAAATGTACTAATGTAAGAAGATAATGCCGTGACCATCTTCTTAGTGGCATCGTCAGACCCGAATTGAACCTGTGCGAGTGTATCATCTAATATCTTCTCGATTTTATCTTCGGGTGACATGGTAACTACTCAGGTATAATTATTTCAGTTCGTACAGGCTTCGCAACTAAGGCAAATTCGGCATTCATATCAGCAAGTAATGCATCGTCATTTTTCGTGAGCCACTCCGCACCGTTACGGCTTATGAGTTTATAAACGATGCTGTCTGCCATGAGGTGACGCTGTATATCAACTTCATTGACTGCGCCCAGCATACTGGCAGTTTGAATGTCAGCCATTGATTGACCGTAAAGAGAGTCAAACAAAATAACGGCATCCAGCATCCGCTCGGCTTCGGCTTCACCTGAATATCGTTTCTTGACCAGTTCACGCTGTGCCCTAATCTTTACCTGAATCGGTGCGTTGGCTTCGTTCAATGCTTTCAATTCATCAATCAGGCTTCCTTCGTTGCGTATCATGAAGGATTGAGGCGCAACAACGATAGGCATTTCAGGATTGACGATGTTTCTTAACCTAATCAATAGCCATAAATGATTCCAAATGATGTGCTTAAACATGTGGTCGGAAATCATTTTAATTAGGGTGTATTTGCCTTCTCTATCTACTTCTTTTGCATCACCGCTCTGTACACTATCATTGAATAATTGATAGATACTTTGCTCTGCTTTTTTAATTAGCATTTCCCACGTTTCGCCCATGTAGCGCAGACCTTCAACTGGAGGCTGTACAAATGAAATCGGGTCGTCTACCAATGTTTGATTTTCAAGTGTTGTGCTGTCGGGTACTTTAACAATGTACTTGCCATAAGGACTTCGGACATTGACCGAACCTGTGCCATTGCATGAATTGCATTTACGCCTATTCTCGCCTTCTGCATCCCACACATAGCCATTATCACAACCTTGTGCATTGCATGGCATTTCCTTTTCAACAACTTGCGGATAGCCTGTCATTAATCTTGATGCTTTCCAATCGTCAAAGGCTTTCAATGCTTCGTTTCCGTATGCAATAAAACCTGATAGGAATGACTTGTAGTAATCAATGAATTGAGGCATTGCAAGGTCGTTCAAATCGAACGTGCCGTTGTTGTTTGTGTACGGCATCCAACTGCCGTAATCCTTCTCACCAAACATCGCTTTACGGGTCTTGTAATCATAACGTCCGATTGACGTGGCAGACAATCCACCATTTAAAACGATTGGTATTTCACCTAAATTGTGAACGTACCAAGGCTCGGTCGTGAATGATGTTTCGCCACTTTTGCTTGCAGGCAATTTATACTCTCTGTGCTTATAATAAGCATCACGAGTAATTGTAATGAACACACGACCCACCGTGCCATCATCGAAATAGAAACGGTCTTCGGGCTTGTAAAATGTAATTCTGTCTTCGGTTAGTTCCGTAATACAAACCCAATAGATTTGGTATGGTTTCGGGTCGAGTTGTATCGATGCATCTTCAACGCCTTCACCTGCTGGCAACCACGTCAGATAACCGTTAGGGTCGGATATAACACGAGGCGCAACGTCATTGAATATGTAGGCATAATAATCCTTCCCTGTGCCGTAAGCCTTTGTATTACCAAAGATAGGACGGTCAAGATACTCGGCTGTATCATCATCTACATAGACGTTAAATGGTGCTTCACCAATGGGATAGAATATTTCATTCATTGCCCGATTGATGGCATCCATTGTAATCGGCTCGAAGTTGTTCAGTCGAAAATTCAGAATCTCATCCGATTCGTTCGGGCGTTGCAGGAATAGCAACTTCGCAGGATTGTGACCCTGCGTATGAACTATCATCGAATAGAATTCTGATGCGCCCCGAAGCCATCCATCTGGACGTGCTTCGGGGTCGAACCAAAAACCATAACCTGTGTCAATTG